AATAAAGTTCAGAAAGTTGATAGTATATTGTGTATTATACATTTCGTATTCACAGAATCCAGATACGGGAATCGGAATATCGGAGATACCATTTGCTTATCGGACAGGGTGAAGTATACTAGGTTATCAGACGCATCCCCAAAGTCCCATAAATACTTCCATGCCAACCTACAACTATGAGTGTGATAAGTGTAAGAAGTTATGGGAAGAAGTCCATATGATGAAGGATCGTGACCTGCCCACCACTCTTCCATGTCCCAAGTGCAAGGCGGAAGGAACCGTGAAGAAGTCATGGGCCGGATGTACGCCCGCATTGGGAGCAGACTACACTTTGACGCCAGATAAGGCTACCGGCGGACGCTGGAGCGAACTGATGAACAAGATCAAACGCGGCCAACCCAAAAGTCTACGCGGACGCTACGATCAAGGCAATAATATGCAAGGTCGTCGGTGGCGATAAACCGGACAGGAAGTGTGGACGGGAACTCCACCTAATTTTATAATTTAAATCTGTTACGAATTTCGTATTGGGTTACGAATTTCCTATTCGTTAGGAAGTTTGTAACAGACAGAAAGTTTGTACACAAAATACAACACACTTACGAATTTCTTATCCAGTTACGAATTTTGTAACGGACAGGAAGTTCGTATTGTGTTATAAATTTTATATTTGATTACAATATTCGTAACGGTTACGATATTCGTATCAGTCTGGACCGCCCATACTTCTTTTAAAATGTTTATTATATAACTCTTTCATTTGCTCCGGACTTAGTTTAGTTTTGCCCATAGTTGCTGCTGTGTACGCATGACTCAATGCTGCTTCGTGTGCGGCAGACAGTTCTTTCATAACATCTTTATGAGTCTTGGGAGTAGGTTCCATGTCTGCTTCTCGGCTTTGTTCTTCGTAAGCACGAGCGGTGGCATCGTCTTGAGACGAACCAGCAAACTCTGGTCCCCAAGATTCGCCTTCTGTTAAACTACTAGTTTGTTGACCACCTCTAAGTTTTTCTATTAAAGCTTTTGTAGCAATACCCATCTGAGTATGGTATCGCACATTGGCTCCTGCTCCTTTAAGGCCGCTTCGTCTTGCATCAACGTTTCGGCTGTACGAACCCCAATGGTAATTTTTAACGTCTTGCAGATATTTTAGCGCATTAGGTAGTTTTGCAAATTCTGCTTCGGCTCCTGATTTTGGTAGTAGAGTTGAAGTGTTTAACAGTGCAACAGGAATACCGTGTCTTGCTAGTTTTGAGCCTTTTCTGTATTGAATACCTTTACTGGGATCTCGTGGATCGACGTACTCGAAATGTTCAATGTGAGTCATTTCTGCTCCCGATACCACATCAGGCTCGTGTTCTACACCGTAGTTTCTACCTAACCCTCTGGTGTTTCCTTCGCTGTCTGTACCAAAAAAATCACCGACTCCCTCTTGCATATCGCGGGCTTCACGCTTGCCTTGTTCACGCATTTTGCGCTTCTCCGAACCGGCCTTGGTGCCTTTATCCCAACTTTTTGGGCGTTGGCTGGTCTTGCCCGGGCCGTCTTTCATTTTGGCTTCTGCCATAAAGTTTTGAACGATTGATTTTTTGATTGCTTGTTTTATGTTGTCCATTGGTGAATAGCTTTCTTCTGTAACAGTATTTTCGTTAACGTTTTGTTTAAAGACATCAAGAACTGTAGATACTACTTTTTCTCCTGCTGCTTTTTGTGCAGCTTGTGCAGCCATTTTTGCTTTTTCGTCTGTTGTTTGTTTTAACTTCTCTCGCATGGGACCAATATCTTTTACCGGAAGATTAGCAACCATACCGGGAGTTATTTTGGAGTTTCTGTACGGTGCAGTAGAAGGAGTTACCCCACTGGTAAGATTGGCAGTACGTTGTTCCATACTCTCCCATTCTGGAGTTCCGGGTTTAATTTCACCAGATTTTATTTTACCAACAGTGGCAGCAGTATCTGCGGCTAGTCCTTTTTTAAGAGCTGCCAGATTTTGAGCTTGGGGGACCAGCACATCTTTGGCTTCTCTGGTAGCAGCTGTAGCAGCACGATAACCAGCGGCAGCAGTACGCCAATTTTGGGCACTGTGTTCTAGTGATTGTTGAGTTGCGACATTTGCTTTTGCCATTGCTGCTTGCACTGCTTGTGGAGCTTGAGTGGCAATTTTATCTTTTTCAGCTGCAATCTGTTCATCGCTCATTCCAAATTCCGACTTTAATATATCTGCAGCAACATTTTCTATTAAGTTGTATAGATTTTTTATTTTATTTTTAGCCATTTTAAATTCTCTGCTATATACTCTTACCTGTATTTATAAAAAAAGCAGGAGAGAGCGCGAACTCTCCCCTGCCCTATGACGACCGAAAGGTAGCGAAGTTCCCTTTTTAGCATGAGTAGCGTAGTTCGCTTGAGGACTGTCTACGACCAACTCAGCCCGATCACCATTATTTATGGAAATTTATACTTCATTCTTGACATTTTTATTCTGTGGTGTATATTACCATTATGATTCTTACCCCTACTATTACAATCGATAGTGACCATCTCGCCTCTTTTAACAAGGAAATCAAGGAGTTTGATCAAACCCCCGGTACTGTTACCAAGCACTGGGGTACTCGTGACCTGAACGGTCTGGCTATTGAACTGAAGCACATTCGTACACTGCAAGGAAATGGTGTGCTGGTTATGGCCACCGATAACAACGGTGATGTTGTGCTGGTTGCCCGTCTTGTGAGTGCGCCTGTTCCGCCCGGAGCGTTCCAGTGGAGCCGAAAGGTGTACACTATGGATCGTATTCGTGTTCACAACGATTACGTGGGTCAGGGTATTGCTCCTGCCATGTACCGTTGGCTGGCTGATCAGGGATACACCATTATTTCCGATTCACACCAAACGCCTATTTCTCTGGCTGTTTGGCGTAAGTTGGGCACTGGTGGTGGTGTTTTTACCGTAAATCTGGCAGACGGTACGCTTAGGCCGTACGATCCTCTTCGTGTGGAAGACTGGATATTGTTTGGAAACGGCGACGGTACCCGTTACTGGCCTATTCGATTTGTGCTGCCAGCAAAGTAATACTAAATAAGAGTATGCCCAATACTCTTTTAGAAGTTTCAGAAAAACAGTACATTAAATCGCTACTAACCGAAGCAGCCATGCTCTTTAAAACAGAGCATGGTTGTTATCCTACACTGACAGAATTTACTGAAATAGCAAACGAGTTTCAAACCATAATTTCTTACGGAATGGGTGTGCATTTTGGTGTGTTAAACGAGAGTGCTGGCAGTCCGTTCCGTATTCCAAATATAACAGAAACATCAGAAGACGAGATTACTTCCAAAGATATTTCTTTAATTACAGAAAAAATAATAAAAAATTGTGCTGTAGTTCTGGCCGAACAGGTTCAACCTGTTGTTGCAGGGGTAGAAAAGGGAGTAGCCGCAGCCGCAAGAGCCGTAGAAAAAGCCACTCAAAAAATATCAGAACTGAAAATAGTAGCAGAAAAAGAAGGAAGACAAGTCTCAACCAGTGAAATACAATCTGCACACACAAAAGCAGCAGACGAAATTGCACAACAAATACGAGACACTCCTGCAAGTGCAAGAAGTGCTGACGATATAGCGTGGTTGGCTCGTCATGAACGCGGTCTCAGATCCGAACCAACTCCACCAAGTCCACTTAAAACTGGAATAGAAACCGCAACACGAGCAGCAAAGAAAACTGCTATGGATCTATTAAAAAAGCCACTTTCCACGTTTATTGCAGCAGCAAAATTACAACTCGGAGCAGCCGAAGCAAAGCCTGGTGTAGAGTACAGTCCAACACCAAGACCTCCAGCCAGCATAGAAGCACCATCTAGAACACCAGAATTGCCTAAATCCGATATTCCAAAAATAGAAATTACACAAAAACCTGCTGCCCCAGCAGCTCCAGCAACAAAATCCGTCAAACAAACTGTACAAGATATTGTTTCTCCAAAGGCTCCAAAAGCACCTGAAGCGGGTGCACCTCCTGCTGGTATTGCGGCACCGGAGGAAACAAAAACACCAGATCTAGTTACCGGAAAAACTACGGCCAGCCCCCAAAATACCGCCAAGGATGCGGCCAAGGATGCGGCCAAGGATGTGGCCAAGGATGCGGCTAAAGCTGCAGATCAAACGGTAGATCAAACTGCTGATAAAATTACAGACACAGCAAGAGCAAAAGCAACAGCAGTAGCTACAGCCGCAGCGGTTGCTGCTGCGGCTGCAACAACGGGAAAAAGTGATGGAAGTAGTGGAAAAAGCAAATCTAAAGTTAAACCGGGAAAGGCAAGACCACAAATACCAGATTTTTTTACCAGCGGTGCGTCGCCGTCGTTACCGCAATCAGTGTATAAAGATCAACTTGCTGTCGGAGAGAGATACGCCGCAAAAAAACGTATTGGAGCGTTTGATCCATTCCTACGTAGATGGATGACCCAACAAATTATGGTTTCCGAAGGAAAACTGTCTCCCAAAGAATCGCTGCAACGCCGATTAAAGAAACAAAAATATAAAGTTTCTTATCTACAAGACGGCAAAAAAGTAGACGTGTTTGCGTCTTCTATTAGAGGGGTTCGTAGAGTAGTATATGGAAAAAAACAGTACCGAGTATTCAGTTCTACAGGCTCTGACGTAACCGGTTACTTCAAGAAAATGTTAGGCAGCTGATTAAATTAATCCGTAAGCGGTTAATCCGCTAGCAGAAATAACCTGATTTGCTATAATTGGAAATACGTCAGAACTACCGGATGCTCCTAAATTAGCTAAAGTAACACCAGTTCCATCGGCAAACTTTAAACCAACAGAATTAGCAGCAGAGTTATACGTGAATAGCAGCCCACGATGAGGAGCAACGGTATTGGTGCTCGGCGTTATTTGAAATACTTTTTGGTATGATGCTGGAGTAATTGCTTTCATAGTGTTTTTCTCGTATAGATATATGTATATATTATGAGTGTTAAACTTTTTAATCATAAACTAACAGATCTACCACAAGCCGAACGAATCGACGGGTTTTACCAGACTCCGGACGGGCGTTTTCCCAGCGTAACCACAGTTGTTGGTTGGAAAAAAAATCAATTTTTTGCGGAATGGCGTAAAAATAATCCTAAAGAAGCGATTCGTACACGAAATCGTGGCACCAAACTGCATTCTTTAATTGAAAATTACATTAAAAATAATCCCGAATTTAAAACTAATCAAGATCCTTACACTCTAGACCTGTTTAATCAGCTTCAAAGTAAAATTGATAAAATTGATAATATACGAGCAGTAGAAGGATTTTTGTGGAGTAAACCGTTGCGTATAGCGGGAAGAGTAGATTGTATTGCAGAATACGATCAGATTCCCAGTGTAATAGATTTTAAAGGCAGCACTAAACCTAAACGTAAAGACGATATTCACAATTATTTCCTGCAAGCGACAGCGTACGCGTGTATGTGGGAAGAACGAACGGGCGAAAAAATACCACAAATTGTAATATTAATTAGTTGTGATGATGGAACAGTCCAATCGTTTGTAGAACAAACAAAAAATTATAAAAAAGATCTTGCTGTAGCAATTAAAGAATGGAGAGACGAATATGAACCTAAACAATGTAAACAGACGTAATACCAGAGAATGGGCTCTTTTTAATGGAAACTCTAAAAGTCAGCTAAACAGAACTAAATTCACAGAAAAATACGGTGGAGAATTCAAAAAAGTAGGAGCAGAATGGGTTTGGGAATCAAAAGTACGAAAAACTATAGAATTTTCTCACACTAAAAAGAAACGCACAATCTTTATTTTTACAGACAAAGACGGAATTAAGTATATTACAGACAATTTTGAAGGATTTTGTCGTGATAGAAAGATAAATTCTTCGGCTATGCACGATGTAATTTCTGGAAAAAGAAAAACTTTTAAAGGATTTACTGTAGAGCGAATTCAACCACAAATTCAAGACAAACCGTAAAAATCCATAAATAAAAGTACGCTTATGTCTAATACCCCTTCCTGGTTCAATGAATCCGAGTACGCTGACTTTCTAACAGAATCTATTCTGTTGTGGGAACTTAATATTCCGTATCAAAAACAAAAATTTGAAAACAGAAAAAAAATAGCCAATTTTGATAGAGAAACCGCTATACGAAAAGGACGATTGAAAGCAGAACTAGCCAGAGATTTGTATCAGGCAAAAGCTAAAGGGCTACAAATGCGCGAATCTATGTTTGGTGATAAAATCCAACAAATTAATGATGCATTTTTAAATTCTTTGCTTTCAGAAGCAGAATCTAAACGAACTGCGTTAAAACGCGAAAAACAAAAAATGCGCCCGGAAGTAGATTCTAAAGATCGTGAAAGAGATCGCAAACGCGAAGCACGTAAACAAGAAAAGCAAGCTGGTCTGGCAAATGTTGTAATTGTTAAAAACACAAAATTAAATAAAATTGAAATTATAACCAAACACGATTACAATCCAAATCACCACACGCTGTTAAAAGGAAAAACCAAAAAACAAGATAAAGGTAATGTAACTAAACGCGATCTTACATATTATTCTAGTTTAGATAATTTTATGAACACCAAAACATCAATCAGATTGCTTGGTGGTCGTGTTGAGCGCGAAAAAGAAGAAACCACAAAACAAAATAAATCTAAACAAATGCAACCAAAACAATCTGAAAAAACGGAAACACCAACTCCTCCACATTTAAGAACACCAAAAGACGGAAAGGAAATGACTAATCCAGATTCAACTTTCCCTGAATGGGACCACACAGTTCCTCAATTTGTTGCAGGGGTTGGTGATGCACTAAATTCTTTATCTGGAAAACAACCGTCAACCGAATATCAACAATTTATTAATACAAGCAGAACGTTTGGTGACGCAATGCAAAGATTTGCTAAAGAAATTTATTCTGCATTTCCTGCTGCTGCCACTATGACTTTTACTAAATCCGATCCTGTTGTAAAAACAACTAAAGTATGGTCACAGATGGGCGTAAAAGAATCAGCACCAGCTGCCACAGTTATCGGTAAAACAAAAGGACAATCTTTAGGAGTTTGTATTAAAATTGGAGAAGAAATACGCCCTATTAGTAAAGGGGAAGCCGGTATTATTTTTAATGCAATAAATGCTATGATGCCGTTACAACAGATTGTTGGTTCTTTTGATATGTTTGTAAACGATTTTATTCAACAATTACGACAAACGTTTTCAAGCCAATCTATACCTTTAGCACTACAAAATTCTCGTGAGGGATCTATTGCTTTGGCACGCGAAAAATGGAGAGCCGAAACTACACAAAACTCCCAAAAGACGTTGTTAAATCGAGCCGGTGAATTAGTAGAAAATTATATTAATGAAAATTACGACCTAAAAGCTGCTATATTATTAGAAGCTCTCACAGGCAACATTAAATTTGGTGGTAAAACTGGTTCTGCCCAGATGATGTTCACTGCAAAGAAAGATGGAACTAACGCTAAAGCAATTCCTTTAGATCAAAATTTTGCTTTAACATTGGCCAAATCTAAAGATACAAATTTAATTTTAAAATTTATTCAAACTCCAAATTCTAGTGGTGGATTTTTACAAACCTTGTTCCAAAAAATGACACCACTAATGGAAAACACTTTATCTGTTATCGGTGACATTGAATCTATTAAAAATCAAATTAATACTCCTGCAGCGTTTTTACAAGCATTTGAACTAGGAATTTCAGATGCTACATTTAAAATGCCAATAGAATATTCTGATTTTTATGCAGGTGATAATGATGCAAGCAATACAATCATTTTTAATGCAAATACCAATTCAGAAGAACAAATTCAAATTCCGGTTCAAAAAAATTACGATCCCGAAGGTAATGAACAAAATGTTCTAGAAAAAGGTGCAGATGCACTCCTGGAACAATATATTTTATTGAACGATTCTTTGGTAGAAAATATCAAAGCAGGAAATATTGACATGTTGGATGCTCTCATCATAATGGAAAATGAATTCGGGTTAACTGAAGCTAGAAATTACCGTAAAGAATACGATAATTATCACAGCAAACCAGAACAACGTGCTAACCGCAGCAAACGTGTATTAGCTCGTCGTAAAATGGAGAAAAAGGGCAAAGTCCGCAAAGGTGACGGTAAAGATGTAGACCATAAAGACGGCAATCCAAAAAATAACGGCGATAGCAATCTACGAGTATTACCCAAATCTAAAAACCGCAGCATGAATGAGGATCATGGCGCTGGATTTGAAGGCACCCCAGAAGTAGTCGAAAAGCTACTAAAAGACACTCCTGGTTCCAATTTTCCTTTCGTTGGTAGAGCAAGCATTCCTTATCTAGAAGCACAGTTAAAGAAAAAGAAAAATAAAAAATAAAAGGCATTCCATGATCGACGGTCATTACAATTTTTACCAAGATGTTATAAAAGTATTTGAATCGTATAGTGTTTACGCGGCCCTAATATGTGGATTAATTATAGGCGGGTACAAATACTGGCAAAAACACAAAATTGAATTTGGTAAAAATGATAATTTTATAATGGTACATAGTGAAATCCATGAAGTCCTTACAGAGCTTCGGGTATTAACCGATGCGGCCAGATCACAAATAATTCAATTTCATAACGGCGAATATTTTATGGATGGTGTGTCCATGAGAAAGTTTAGTTTAACTCATGAATCATTAGAAAAAGGCATAGACTCTGACGCAAACAGAATTAAAGGACTGTTGTGTTCAATGTTTATTCCTTTGTTAAATTTGGTTTTAGCAGACGATTCTAAAATTCATTATACAGTAGATCTGAAAAATTCATATTTAAAACAATACTTGGAATCACGAAACGTAGAAGCTTTTGCTGTACTTCCTATACGAATAATGAATCAATTAACCGGGTTTTTAATGGTTCAGTGGTGTAGTAGTCTCAAAGCTGAACGTATAGACGAGATCTATTCTTCCGGCCAACTGATGAAAATCCGTGACCAAATTACGGCACAATTAGGACAACAACACAAATGAGATTAAATGAAATTTATGCAAAATCAGGTTTAGGTAAATGGTTTAAAAAAGAATCTGCAACCAAAGAACCGGGTTGGGATAGATATAATAGTGCTGGGAAAAGAGCAGGTAAATGTGGAGATGCCAAAGAAGGAGAACCATATTCTGCTTGTTTATCTAAACAAAAAGCAAAAAAATTAGGAAAAAAAGGAATTGCAAATTTTGTGAAACGTAAACGAGCAGCGCAATCGGAAGCAGGTAGAGGCGAAAAAGGAACAGGTAAAAAAGGAAAAAAGCCCATATTTGTTGAAACTGGAGTAGAAAAGAAAAAGAAAGTGAACGAACACATGGAATCAACAAACGAAGATTGTGGTTGTGAACACAATAAAGACAAACAACTAGTAAAAAAAATTAAAGATAAACTTCAAAAGAAATATCTGAACGAAGATGCTCCATTAGGTAAACCATTTCGTACTCCCGGTGGTCCAAAAAAGTTTGCTGTTCGTGTAAAAAATGAAAAAGGTAATGTAATTACTGTTCGTTTCGGCGATCCAAACATGGAAATTAAACGGGACGATCCTGGTCGCCGCAAGAATTTTCGTGCTCGTCATCGCTGTGAAAATCCCGGTCCACGAACCAAGGCTCGTTATTGGTCGTGTCGGATGTGGGAACGTGGAAAATCTGTAAGTCAGCTAACTAAAGAATGTATGGATTTTACTGAGTTAGATTTAACACCATTTAGAGGCAAGAAAGCTTTAATTGAAACAACAACAGGTGATTGGTTTGGTACTCTGGGAATTTTTAAAAATAATTTTGCGTTATTTGAAAATAATGAAGTAAAAAAGGTTATAGATCCTACAGAAATTGTAAAAATAATTTGTGAAAACACTAAAATTCTTATTTTAGAAAAGAACAAACCAAACGATCCAGAAAAATGGTCAGCGTGCAAAAAACAAGCAAAATCTAAATTTGATGTGTATCCCAGTGCGTATGCTAACGCTTGGGCAGCCAAATGTTACAAGAAAAAAGGAGGTTCTTGGCGGTCAGTTAAAGAAGATGTTAACACCGAACTAGAACTATTAAATGAGGTTATTGAGCATAAAGACGGAAAATGGATAGTGATGAATAAAACTAAAACTAAAGTTTTAGGTACTCATTCCAGTAAAAATAAAGCCCTTGCTCAACTTCGTGCCATAGAAGCAAATAAAGCCGGTCAAGGAATAAATGAACATGCAAATTTATTGTTAAAAGATAAACTAATGTCGTTATTTTTTAACAAAATAAACGAAGAAGTGGTAAATAAAGACCACAAAGGCACGATGACTAAAGCCGAAATAGAAAAAAGAGACGAAATTGCCGCTAAAATGAAAAAACGCGGAAATATTAAACGAATCAAAACCGACGAACGTTTAGATTCTCAAGAGGAAGCAGAGTTTAGAACCGCTACTTTCAAGGTTTTAGCCATGAGAAAAGGCAAAAAGGCCAAGAAATAAGACATTTAAAAACAGATAAATAATACGGAGACTTAAATGAAAAGCTACAAACAACTAAAACAACAACTAATGGAATCAGAATACGTTGAAGGTGGTGCTCTAGGTCAATGGCCAACACCAGATTCAACCCGTTCCGCTTCGGACGACGTGGGCATTCACCAGATTCAAAAGAATTCACAAGTTCAAAAATTACAAGCATTCTTACACGCCTTTACTGGTCGTGAGTATCTGGATCCACGAGCAGCTCTTTCTTTAATGAGAGTAAAGCTCAATCTGGCCGGACTTGATTTTGATTTTACTAACAAAACCAATTTAGATGTGAATAAACCACAATATTTTGTTATTAAACGTTTTGGTGGCACTTTTGGTACCACTCCAGATCACGATTTAAGCAAAGGGTTTAAAGTAACCGATGGTGTAGAAGATATTTTAGGCGGTGATCATCTAGCTTTAGCAATAAACATAATTGAAGCCGAATCTGGGTTATACAAAATGAACGTTAAAATTGTTCGTTATAAAGACAATCCAGAACAAGGAGAGACTGAAAAAGCTACAACATTAAAATAAAAGAATTAAAAAATGTTATATGAGCCTTTGAGTGAAGATAATTTTCTTCTTTATGCAATTAAAATGTACGATAACCCTAGTTGTAAGGGCATGAATGAATTCTATGAAGATTTGAATAGAATTAAGTACATTAAAAGGCTTTTTAACAAATACGAGACAAAGAAAATTCTTAAAGAACGTCTTTTATTAAATCATATTTTAATTCTGAATAACGTTTTTGGTGTTGAAGGGTGTGCCAGAATACTGTTTTTTCGTATAGAACCAAAATACCATTCGTATTTAAAAACATTTTTGTATTTCTTGCAAATATTACCAAAACGAATTCCAGAATTAAAAATTGAAGAAATACCTGTAGATCATAGAATAATGAATGTTTTAAAAGAAATAACATGAACAACATTTCAAAATTAATTACTACTTTTACTGCTTGTAAGTTTATCGAAGAAGTTACAAAACCACAATTCTGTAACAACCTGAATGCTGCACTAAATGAATTTTCTGAACAATGCGACTTTTTAGGTGGTGACAAGCAACAATTTATTGAGATTGTAACACGGGAACTAGTTGCATGCCGTTTATTTGAAGAAGGAGAAGGTGGAGGGGCCAGCCCTGCAGTTTCTGCGGGTCCTACCAATGTTGTGGCTGGTATTGCGGGATTAAAACCGGAAGATCTGGCAATACCTGTAGAAGCCCAGAAACGACATACTTTTAAAAATTCCATTTTTAGACGTAAGAAACCTAATAAATATTACATGGAACAAGACAAGTTTTGAGAAAGGAACTTTATGTTTACACCTGAATTGATATCTCTTGTTGGGGGTGGATTTGTAGGATTTTTATTCCGTTTTCTTGCTCAGAAATCCCAAGATCAGAAAGAGCTGTTTGAACGCCTGATGGCCGCAAACAAACAAACCACTGAAAATCAAAATGCAGCAGTCCAACGTGTACCCTTAGATATTGGTAAAGGCGTACGCCAAATCATAGTTCTTTCGGTGTTGTTTGCTACTCTGTTAGCACCTTTCATTCTTCCGTTCTTTGGTGTGCCAACGTTTGTTGAAGTGGATGCCACACAAACCAATCTGCTTGGTCCAGATGTGTTACGAAAATATTTTGTAGAAGTAAACGGATACTTATTCACATCTGAAAATCGCCAAATCCTGTTAAGTATCGTAGGATTCTATTTTGGTTCAGCAGCAGCTGCCAACAAGTCATAAGGAGATATCATGAAAAAGCTATTATCAGTACTGACAACCACACTTCTTACAGCTTGTAATACAGCTCCTGTAATTATACCAGACACCACCAAAGACAATGTGGTAATGCAAAAACTCAAATGGGAAATTATTAATCACAATTCTATTCCTACTAATTGGGGATGGGTACTGTGGTATCTGCCTATAGTTGCTGCAGCTATGATCTGGATGTGGAGAAAATACATTAAACAATGTCCGGAATGTGGAAAATCTGAACAATTGTCTGAAGAGTCAAAAACATTAAACGGATAAATACTGTAAAAGGAAATACCACAAATGGACCCACGAATGATGAACGCTTGGCTACAAGGTCAAGCTCAAAAAGTACAAGTAACAGAAGCTGAAATGCAACGCAAGCGTTTAGGGATTGTACCCCAAGCAGAAACCAATATTAAAACTGGAGCTTCAGCAGTTTCTGCCAGCACTCCAAAAACTTTATCGGAACAACTTTCTGCTGAAGAAGAAAAATACGCTGAAGAACACAAATCAATGCTTGCAAATATGGTCAAGCAATACGGCAAAGAAAAAGGAACTCGCGTATTTTACGCTAGTGTCCGTAATGCAGTAAAGAAGAAGAAAGACTAAGCCTTTAATTTAAGATAAAGAGCTTTACATATAAAGTAAGAGTCTACGATGTCGGAAACTGGGTTTCCGACATCTTTCTTTCCGGGACTAATTACTTTTTGTAGGTCTACAAACGTCTCTCGTACAAACGCTTTATACATCTCTTCTTTGTTAGCGTTTCCCTTGCCTGACGCTTGCTTTTTAATGGCACTGGGTGGTATAACTTCTACAGGAATGCCTGCTTGGTGTAGCCTATATTTAAGAACTCCAGTATTTTCGGCTATGTGGAACACTTTGCCTTTAGCACCGAATGCGTAACCTTCAATCGCTACTTGTTCACACACACCTAGATGTTCCATGGCCCAGTCTGAAATGTTTTCGTATCGTGAAAAATCAGTGGTCCAGTCGTGGAACGCTTCTCCGTAAATGTTGTTTAAAAACATGGTTTGATTTTTCTTTACGTCTGACAAAAAGAAAAACGCACAACGTTTAAAACAGAACGGTTCGTCTGAGTTAAAAACGCAAATACTGGGGCTGGTTAGCGAATAATCTATACCTGCAATTAACATCAATAATATTTAGGTTAGAAACCCATTGCTCGTGCAATAAGCATTCCGATCAAGAAACTGTTAATACAGATAACAATTTTCTGCCAGTTATTTAAGTGAACATCCTTCATGTTCTATGGTGTCCTGTATCCAAGTAATATATCGGTCTAAACGTGTTGCTGATTGTTCTATTAGTGTTTCGTCTATAACGGTCATGGAAGATATAATTCCTGCTAGATGGCCATGATCTTCAAATACGGCACCACCAGAATCACCAAACCAGATATGCCCCTTTATAGGAAGAAACTTCATGTACTGTGGTTCTTCTTCAACTGTTCCGTAATACCAGAATGTCCCGGGTTTACTGATTTTTTTTATTTGGTGAGAATAACCTACTGTTGTGATGGGTTCTCTTTGGGTCAGTTCTGAACTGTTTTGGATTATTTGTGCTGGCGTTTCATCACATCCTTCCGTTAATATCAATAATCCAAGATCGTGTACGATATCCTCTCTGTTTTTATACTGAGGATGTAAAATAGTCTTTTCAATAATATACGCTTTATCACCAGTAATAAAGAATTTTAATTCATCGCCGTCAATAACATGACCAGCGGTAAGAACTACCGAAGGGGCAATCAGCACACCACTTCCAATAAATTCACCCCGTTCGTTATGTACGTGCCCCACGCAACCATACTTATCTTGAGTATTGTGGTCTACAATTTGAAACCCCGGGAACGGGTCTGGTTTACGTATACTCTTTGGAATATCGATGGTGGCGGTGGGGATGGGAGATCCGGAGACACTGGCATCCTTCTGGCATCCGGTTAAGAAGGCTAGAATCACTGCGGTAAAGATTGCAGTGGCCCGTGTCATGTCAATATTATGTATACGAGGAAATGGAAAAAATATAAATATTATTGGAGTTAAAGGACTAATCATGCACAACTTGCCTGTAAACGACGAAACTGATATCATCAGAAATATTTTTAAAAAATCAGTAAACGAAAGCGTCGTTGACACCGTTTTAGATGTTGTCGCTAAGTTTAAACCAAAACCAGATTACACAAGAAATACTAATCCTGCTTTAGCCCCCAAACCAAAAACAGAACCTTTATCTCCTGACCTAAAAGACACTCTTAATCTCCCATCAAAATTGGCTCCAGCAGTTCAAGGAGTAGTAGAAGTTGGAACAGGATTGGCTGCTAAAAAAACAGCACAAGCCATGGGTGTGGTTAATCCTTGGGCATTAACTGGTATAGAGGCTGCAGGACAAGTTGGTGGTGGATGGTTGACCGGAGCCAAACCAAGCATTCCTGGAGCTGTTGGTGGTGTAGGATTGATGAATCTTGCTGCTAAACCTTCTGAGGCTGCTGGTGCTGCTCTTGCACGATCAATAGGAGCAGGAGAAGGTTCATGGCAGGAAGCTCTTGGTGGTGTTGCTGGATCTATTGTTGGATCTGTTGGTGGATATTTAACAGGGTATAAAGCAGGACAAAAAGTTGGCTCTGTTGTTACTGATGCTACATCTAAATTAGCTAAAACCAAACTGGTAGAACCCGTTGCTAAAGCAATACAGACTTTGGGAAAAAGCGGTTTAGGTAGAGGATTAGGAATTGCAGGAAGAGTGTTAGGAGTTCCTGCTGCTATGGCGACTGCTGCTGAAACCGGCTGGCAATTAGGCCGTTATTTTGGTAATAAAATGAGTATAGGATCAGATGGTGTTCAATGGGTTGGTGATAAAACAGACCCTAAAACCATAACAGCAAGACAAGAAACAGAAGAAATGGGACCTATTGATCTGGCCAAAGAAACACTGGGTTACGGTAAAGCAGGTCGTGCAGCCCAACAAGAAAAAGCCACCAAAGAATGGGGAACCAGCCAACAAGCCAAACAAGCACAAGCAAACGCCCAATACCAAAAGCTAAGACAAGCACAAACACAAACAGAACGCCAAACTGGTCAGTTAAGTCAAGAAACAATTTTACAGGCTGAAAAAGATCTAAAAGAACGTGGAGTTGAGGGGTTTAAAGCCGCTTACGGTAACGATCCACAACTTATGAGTTGGTTACAAACACAAACAAGAGGAACAGAAATGAGTTTACGAGAACAATACTACAATCACTTTATGAAAATGTTTAACGAAGAAGTCAGTATAGAAACTTCTGCATACGGTTTAACTAAAAAAGGCAAAAAAAGAATGGCTCATTACATAGCCAGTCGTGAAAATCCTACTGGAGTATACGGAGTAGGAGACTCTTCTGATGTGGAAGATCTAGAACCAGAAACCGATACACCCCAAGAAAAAGTCAGTGATCCTGAAACTTTTGTGAAACACCAAGTTATTAAATTGATGACTCAAGCACAAGAACAAGGTGTTAAGATGACACATGGTCAAGCCCACAAGATGGCACTAGACACATTAAAGAAACGTATGAGCCAATAAGAAAAAACCCGGTCGTGAGACCGGGTTTTTTTATGTCAAAACCAAACAAGACTCAAAACGGAATCCGAGAGTTTATTCCCTTGGGATTCTTTTTAGGATTCTTGTCTTGTACGTCTTGTAGATCTCGGTATAGATCCAGCATATCTCGGTCAATACGGTCTTGAAAATTGTTTAGACGCCCGTCCACGTAATCCATGTTGTTTCGGATTTCTTGGTGGATATTTTCGGACTCGCGTTCACGATTGAAACTGCCAACAACGTGTTGACGGTACATTATAAAAGCTAGTGCCACAGTAATGATAAAGTTTAATAGTAATAAGTTATCAGTATTCATAGTATCTCCTTTTTATAATTATAAATTTTTTCACAAAACTCTAAAAACAACAATTCATTAAAATGATTTTTCATCATATTTACTATAGGATGTACCCATTGAACATTTCCTGGAATGTATCCTTTTTTTGAATCTATCCTATCTAAAGATGCTGTATTACTCCATGCATCCTTTCCTTTAAAAGATTTTGGTCTCATTACAAGTTCTTCGCCAGATAATGCACATTTTTTATTTTGTTTTAACCACAATTTTTGCAAATAATTAGGAGTTAATTTAAATTTTATTTTTCTAATTTTTGCATTATTTTTTGCAGCTGTAATTACTGAACTAGGTATATCCCCAAAACCTTTCCAATTATGATTATTACAACCTTTTGTGTTTTTCATAGAACAAGAAAAACATTTTTTGGATTTGTTAGAAAATATACTATATGGATATAGTGATTTTTTAATTCCACATTCTATACATTCACACAACCACAAAACCGCAGATCCGGAAGGCTTTTGTTTTGTGGAGTGATATCCTATAATTTTCCAAGAATTTATAGTTTGATTTATATAACTTTTTCCTTTATATAAACATAATTGTTTTTGTTGTTCCCATTTATTCATTAGTTTCCTCAAAGGTATTTATACACTTAATTATCTCATTACGGGAAAATCTTTAGAATTATCTACTTGTAAATCCACTAATTCGCATGCTCCAGCACTACAAGCAAACTGTTGTGTTCCTACAGTATTGTCGGTTTTTTCCCATTTCTTTAAATCACTCCAATCAATATTTTTAGGCATCTTTTCTAAAAGTGCTTCGTATTCTTGTTTAGAACAGTCTTGATATGGAGCCTGCCTGTATGATCCTAGATCTAAAGGCAAGAATGAAATACCACTAATTTCATCAAAATGTTTATATACCCATGCACCAACTTCCATCCATTCGTCTTCTCGTATACTAACCGTAATTGATGGCTTGTGTTCACACCAGTGGCGTTGATACGCTAGCCATAGTTCTAGATGTTCGATAGCAGTCATGTCATTACGTGTAACAGATCCTTCAGCCTTCATGGGAAACGAGAATACCATGACTGAATCTGGCTTCATCACGCACGGCTCATGCACAAATCCCTTGTCAATCATCATCTGGCACAGAGGATCTTTACGGTCTGCACGAACAGTACGAATGTAATACTCGTTGTGCCGAGGATGAATACCTGAAGCCGCATCGGTAAGTTGTGAAACAGTACCGCTTGGCTTGATACAAGTAATGGCTGCAGCAGGATTGATACCAAGCTTCTTGGCCCATTCTGCGTTAGTCTTGATCGCCATCTCCTTGAGATTGGACAGATTAGCCTTTAAACCGTGTAGATCTCGCATCATAGTATTGTCTAGAATGCCTGTGAGTGATACACCCAGCAGGGCTTCTTCTTCGCAGTTTTTCTTCCATTCACTGGACAGATACGGGAAGTTGGTTAGTGACGCTTGCCATGTGCCTAAAATAGACGCTAGACGAACCTTGCGAGCCAGTGACTCCATGGTATCGTGTGGACGAACCACCACTTCTGTTAGATTGCAGAACTCACGATCTCGCAGAATAATTTCTGAACATGGGTTAGTTCCGAACTCGTAACTAGCATCACGACGATCACCTAATTTGGCTACAGTTTTCTGGCACGCATCACGATTAAAGATACCACGCTCACCACTCTTGCTCTTGTACAACGACACCCATTCCTCCATGAATGTGCCAATCTCTGGCTTCTCCTTGTACACTACACTATTATTCGCAAGTGCTCTTTGAGGATTAGCTTCCCACCATGCTCCAGTCTTAGCATCACGCATCCGTTCATCGGTAAGATTTGAAAGGCTGATAAGAGCCGATCTACGGACTCCTCCGACCACAACAACTTCCGCAATTTTACAGACGAGATCGTGGCATTCGATGGAGGTGAGTTTTCGTCCGGCAGCTCTTCTAAATGTATCCACACTGAACCTAAACAGATCATCCAGTGGCTTTGGGCCAGACGCACGACCTCCGAAAGTTTTGAGTCGGGCACCAGCAGGGCGTATCTTAGATAGGTCCCATCGTGGAATTTGACCACCAATGAGTAGGGAGACAAGCTCCTTGAAAGCTTTAGCCCAACCAGCCTTGCTGTCTTGTACAACGATTGTCGTGTCAGAGTCAGTAAACTCTTCAGCAATTGTAGGTAGTTTGTCAACATAGTGTCGCTCCACAGAGAACCCCACTCCGGTTCCACACATCAAAATATATAGAATTTCATCGAAAGCACGAACACGATTCACAGCCACGTACGAACAATTATACCCTGCAGTATTGTCTCTGTCAAGTGCCTCCCCTGCGGTCATCAGAGAACGCATAGACGGCATTACTTCTAGATGTAGAACCGCTTGGCGTAGTTCTTCACGAGTCTCCTTATCCAGTTTACACTTGGTGTTGGCTTTCAGGTGCTTGTCAAAATAGTTAAAATAACGATTAACTGTTTCTTCCCAACTCTCACGACGGCCTTCCTCCTCTAGCCAACGTGAGTACCGTGAAAGATGAATAAACTCTTGATAAGGTGTAGGTAAATGCATATTTAATTTTTCTCCTGTTGTTAAGTAAGTAAGGTTATTTAGCGGTCAGTACTGCCCAAGAATGTGGAAACAATGGTTCCAATATTTTTCCAATACCGTCAGCGTACTGTTGTACTTCCCATTGAGCATGCGTATCTATTCGCTGTTTAAACACACGAGCGTACGCTGAGAGCGATCCGGTCCACCACCACTCAGTGTAGGTACCCTGAGGCAATACGGCCCGTGCTTGTTCTGGAGCAACTCCTTGTTTTATAAGCTCATTATATAAATTTATTGCTTTTGACACTGTGTTTTCATAATTAACATCAAAATCCGCAATAATACTGTCGTAGATAAAATCAGAACTGCCTTGTTTTGCACCATTTGTTGGTGCACTACGCCAATTAGGAAGATACACTTCTGGTTCGTTGGTTACGTAACGACGCGAAATTTCATTTTCGGTAAATCCGACTTTGTGTTTGAATAGTTGTGTTCTGACAAAGATAGGAGCCTTGATTCTGAGGGTAATCTGCGGGTGCGCAAAAGGCGTCCAGTGATTGTGTTCTGCCAGATATTTGATAAGTTTTTGATCTCTGGTTGATAACACACACGCACCATCTTTTGTGATTTCCCATTCACTTGTTTTAGCGAATGAGACCCTAGCAGCATTGACAACTGTAAGATCCGAACCCATATGATCCACATATTCTACGTGTCCTTTATCTAAAATTTTAATAGTATTCATTATAATTGTTTTCGAGTATATTTTGCTTCAAATGTTTGTAAATCTTTATGCTCTAATAAATTATTATCTAAAAACACCAGTTTATACAAAATAGATTTGGCTTCTCTTATAAATTCCGGTGAAGGAAGAATATAATTAGGATACTCGCCTTCAGTTATTGTTATAGGCAATTTTCTAAATCCTTGATTTGTATTATTTATTAATCCTTTTTTTATGTCATAATTGTATTCAAATGGTAGTTGTAGTCTAAATTTTACAGAATTTTGTTCGTATATACTTCTAATATAATCATTAAAATCTTTAAATCCAATTAATGAACTGGGCCAGACAAATAGTTTATACCCCATTTTTAATATATTTTTAGAAACTCTGTATATATTTCTATTAATTGAATTATCTAACACAAATATTAATTCCGAATCTTTATACAATTTTGGTATTGCTAATCCTGGTAAAATACCACCTAATGCTATTGAATTGTCAAAAAAATTAGCATCAAATATCCCTTCTGTAACAACTATAGGTTTGGTTGGATCTACTTTAGTCTTTCTATTAGTAAACCATTGAAAATCTTTAAATTTTATAAAATCCTTTAAACCGGGTTTAAAGGTTGTACCAATTTTATATCTAAAAAAAACTAATTTATTTTTATTTTTATTATAACAAAATCTAAAGAAAAATCTTACAAACTTACGTTCCACGAATGTAAACCCGATATTTCTTAAAGAAACACCATATATTTTTCCGTCTGAATTTCTGCAAAAACAACCAATATAACTGTATCCTTTCCCTAGTGTTGTTACATCTGCAGGATCTTTTAACAGATACGGATATTCGTTTTTTATGAAATTTAATGTTTCTTCGTCTAAAACCGCAAATTTTTCAAACCAATCGTATAAATTTTCAACAAAAAAATACAATTCTTTTTCTTCAGCAGGGACAAATCTTGTATTTGCATACAAGACTCCGTAGTTATCATCCGACTGATCGTTCAGATAATATTGTTCTGTTACGATATAATTACTGTCATCTAGTTCTCCAATTTCATCTGGACTTAGATAATCATTCGTATTTGTCTGTATCATAATCTATATCTCCATCGTCCTCTTCATCTTCATCTTCAATCTCATCGTCTTCTTCTATTTCTTCAAATTCACCTATTTCAAAATCTGTAATATCAATATCTGTATGGTCGTGTGCATATTTATGGGCTTTGTCGTATAGTTTTGGATCTATTTCCTTAATATATTCCATGAACATAAAACAAAACACAAATATAGGATTATCACTGTCTATTTCTATCTCTTCGTATTCTTTTTCTGGCTCGTCTGGAGTTAAATCTTCTTCCATTTTTTGATCCTTATTTGTGCTTCAAGCCCCGACACAGCATTCTCGTTAATGGTATTTAGGATTTTGGTTGCATCCATACCATCCATAATCATATCATTAACGTCTTTATGCTTGATATGATCCGGCCATACACAAACTCGTTTGTGTTGATCAATAAGTTTTTCCATAGTTTGAACCACTTGTAGATTTCGTGGTTCGTTATCCATGACGTAAATAACAGAACGAGATTTAATTTCTTTTGGTGGATTGAACACGTCGCTCATTCCTACAGTAGCAAGACAGTTAGGAATAAACAGTGAATCTAATGGGCCTTCAACCACGTATACTGTTCCCAACAGATCCAGACGATCTAGACCGTACCAAGACTTGTGTTCTTGATCATCAGGCTTAATTGTGATGTAACGTACACTTTTACGAGCAGCACGATCTGTAGAAACTTTAAGAATTCGTCCTTGTGCTCCTACAAGATGCCCTTTACGATCCAGAATAGGAATAACTAGACGAGGCTCGCTTGCAAGACCTTCAGCAGATTCCGAATTGATGCGTCGTGCCCATTGTGCAAAATCTTCAGCGTAATACAGGTGTTGCCACATCTTCTTAGGGATGTGACGCAACTCCACAAACTGACGGCACATATGGTTGGGTGGTAGTTCCGCAACGGTAGGTAGCTCAATCGTATATTTCTTCTTGGGCTTCTTGGAGAACAGCATCTTAGGTTTTTCCCTTTCCTGTGTTGGTTGTTTCTCTTTAAACTTTTCTAGACTGTACTCTTTACATAGGTTTGGAGCAACTTTACTCATAAAGTTGTATAAGTTAAGACCAATACTGCAGTTATGACACTTAAAAAAGAACTCACCTTTCTTTTCAAAGAAGAAACCACGAGCCTTGGTTTTATTTTTTGTAGAATCACCACA